GGAGGAGTCTCTGCGGGGGGGTCGGGCGGAGGCGTAGGAGTCTCTGCGGGAGATTCGGGAGTAGGCGTAGGAGTCTCTGCGGGGGGTTCGGGAGGCGGCATAGGAGTTGTGTCTGGTCCAGATGATGATACGGCTGAGTAGGCTGCTGCTGCCCCCAATGCTGCTACGGTAGCAGCAAGCATGTTAACTTCTTATATAGAACAAGAGATGTTTCATTTAGTTGAAGATACTTATTCGCGAGTGGAAGGAAATTTGATTAAGTCGGGTCAGATACGAGACTCATGGTATTCGATGATATTCAATATTGTTGTTTTGGTTGTTGTTTTGGGTTTCTTTGTATTATTTTTGTATTCAAATCACGGGGTTGAGAAGGAGAAGGAAAATATAGAATTTAAACCGCAACCTTGGTTAAATGCAGTCCGCAACGTCCCAGGAACAGACTATGGCCAAGTTCCTCAAACTGAAATTAGAGGTGGTATATCGGGGATTGTCCATCGAGGAAGCGAGGCAACGTTTTGATGAAATTAAGCAAGAACCAACTCCTGTAGTAAAACAAACGCGTAAGCTAAAGAAATGAGGACAGCTGCTGCCTACATTTCTAAGATAAAACGAGAGGTCTTAGGAAAGACATACAAAGTACAAGATACGAATCATCGTTTATTTACTACAACTCTCTACAGAGGAGCAATCGGTTGTGGCCCAGTCGACTATACCCAATTAAATTACGTTGAACCATGCTTGTGCGATTATATTGGTCCGGCCAAAAACCCTCCAATTGCAGGACCTCCTCCGAAGCCATGTCGAGATACTATAGATGGAGGAATATCAGTTGCTTCTGGTGTCCCAATAATAGATGGAGGCAATGCATCTAGCCCAGGCTCTCAGATTATCGATGGCGGAACACCAGGAGTATGTGCCAGAATCTTCGATGGTGGTAAATCATCAAAGTCTGGAATATATGTCGTCGATGGTGGACGCTCGCGGTCTTCTGGGACTTTCTTGGTTGATGGAGGCAACACACAAGCAATATGCACACATGTTGTCGAAGGAGGAACATCTAAATCTTCTGGCACTTCAACTCTAGATGGAGGAAACCGTGCAACCTCTGGAGATTACATTCAAGATGGCGGAACAGTTGCATCTGGAATATTCATAGTCGACTCAATACAACGCTTAAAAATTGGAAATTACGAAGTAAAGCGTTGCATATAATATAATGGACATCTTACATTGCGGTCTTGCCGGTGTATTGACAGGGTTCTTCGTTGTATCTATCTTTAAACCCCCCAAGCGTCTTGTGCCTACTATCCCAACACCAAACGATTCAGGCTCGTTCATCACAAAGGCAGGATGTGTAAAAATTAAATCAGAACCCGTCCCTTGTTCGTCTTCATCTGTTTCTCTGAATGTATTAATAGGGAAATGATAGATACTCTTCTAAAGAAGAAAGAGACCTTAGGATTCTTTTCATTCATTATTGGGTTCGGGTTGGTTGTTATGCTTCTTCATCGTCCTATTCACACCGAAAGGGTTCTTGCAATAACACCAAGCGAGCTCGACGACAAGGAAGTTAAAGCAGATGGAAAATGCTACAAATATCGCGTGGAGGATGCTTCGTGTGATTTCCCCTCTTCTAAATAAACATGGAAGGCGCTACAGATTTGTCCGAACTTCTAAGTGGTCAGCCCGTTCAATCTGCTGCTTATCAGCCCATGGTTACTGGTGGAGGTGACCCATTTTCTACTCCTCTGAATACTACGCCTCAGAAACCATCCGCACCCGACTACTCATATCAGTTCTCCATGCTTCGTAACTCTATCCGTGGAATCCTGAGCTACTTAGCCTTCTTTTTGTCTGCATCTGTAATGTCTTTGGCATTTTCTCGTGAGTTGGCTCTGCGATATGTTCCGCATGCCTATAAGGACGGAGGCATAGTGTCTTATACTGGAGCAGCAGCATTGGGTGGAGTGTCCGTCGTCTTAGCGTATGTAATTAACACAGTATTCCGCTCATTAATATAATGGACTCACTAACACGTCGCTCACTGCGGTATAGTTCCCAAGGATACAAAAAAGACCCTCCAGCTCTGTTTCACCCAAATATCTTGGTCGGAGCTGGTGAAATGTTAACTCCTGCACTTGTTAAAAAATACGAGATAACACACGTAATAAATTGTGCTGAAGATTCAGATTCTCCTACTTGGTGGAGAACTGCCAATCCCGACAAATACTATCACATACAAGCCCAAGATTCTATACATGTCAATATTCTGAAATGGTATCCGGAATTCAAAGCAATACTAAAACTATATCTACAAGACCCTTCTTCGATGACTATATTTGTTCATTGCCAGTGTGGAATTAATCGAAGCGCTTTCCTCTCCTTAATGTACGTATGCGATGTATTCAAGTTTCCTTTGAAGTTTACAGAGCTATCAGTAATTAAGCAACGACCTTGCATGATGACAAATACAGAGTTTCGTAAACAAGTTTTCGAAGCATTAAATAATGGCAAATCTTGACCAAAATACTATCTGGAACCAAGTCAGCAATGCTCCAGGAAAAGCATCAGAGGCTGTAATGGGTCCATCGTATAGTTATACAGATAACATCCAAGGTCCTGCTCAGTTGGGTGTTGGCAATCGAGGAACTATGGGACAACTTGCTACAAATACGGGAGCAATTGCTGGTTATGTCAAGACAATGGTTTCGGGTCCTGCTTTGGGTAACCAATATTTTGTGAACACAGGAGGTTCATGTGCAGCACCCGACCAATCCATTCAACCAAGGTATAATTATATCAATAACATTGCTAGTGGTGATGCCATTTTGCCGGCATCTATGAGGCAAGGGTTGGGAGGAATAGCTTCTAACTTTAACGGCTTAATTCCCGGAATCATTGAAGATACAGAACAACTAAATCCAGTATACCTATTTAGTTCTTTGGCGGCAGACTCGACACCTTCGTGTGAATGCTATACCTGCCCTACAAGTGGAGGTGACCAATCCAGATTTTTGAACAAAGAACTAACACCAGACTTTTCTACATCTAAGTGTGTCAAGGTAGACCCGTCAAAATGTATTCAGACAAAGGAAGGATTTGATGTTGGTTCAGGCAATGCAATTGGGGCTGGCGTTGTCGCATTGTTGGCAATTGTCTTGATTTTTGCTTTCCCCGTAAATAGAATTTAATAGCAAAAAAGTTAGATATACAATAATGACAGAAAGCATGTTTAGAATAAAGAAGAGTCGAGATACGAAACAGGAAGTTTTGTTAGGAGGAACATTGGATTCTGTTCACCAAAATATCGTTTCTTCTTTGCGTGAATCACATGCTAATCAAAAATCATTGGTTGACCAAATTGTTGAATTAGAATCTGAAATCAATGAACTCGAATCTGGAAATGATGTGTTTGCATTGGCACAAAAGCATGATAAACTAAGAACTCTCCAGTCCGAACTAAAGGAACAAAATCAGTTAGATTCGTATTTTGTAAAAAATGCTGACCTAATGTTACAATATTATGGCCATTCTGAATCAAGTTCTGCTTTATCATCAAAACCTGTCGACAATAATACATTTATGAAATATTTGGCTCCAGTCGTTGCTAATGATTCAGGACCATCTCGCAAGCAAATGTTTGATGAATATGTTTCAAGAATGAAGTTAGGAGCCGTTGCCGAAACAAATGTTGATACTGAACATTGTAATAGATGCAATGTTGCTCGCGATGAAATAGCATCCGAAGGTATATTAGCATGTCCGATGTGTGGGTCCGAAGAATATATGATGGTTGTAAGCGATTTCCCAAGTTTCAGAGACCCTCCCAAAGAACGCAATAACTATGCTTATAAAAAGATTAATCATCTGAATGAAATCCTAAACCAATTCCAAGCAAAGGAGAGTACAATTATTCCCGATGAAGTAATGAATGAAGTCGTATGCGAAATCAAAAAACGACGCATACAAAATATTGCCGAACTATGCGAAAAGGATATCAGAGAGATTCTGAAGAAGTTGAATAGAAGCAAATACTACGAACATGCAGCTCATATAGTTTCTCGATTGAACGGTAATCCTCCACCAACCATTACACCTGAAATTGAAGAAAAAATCAGAGCAATGTTCCAAGATATTCAAGCACCATTTTTGCTTTATTGCCCAAACGACAGAACCAACTTCCTATCATATTCATACATTCTTTATAAGTTTTTTGAGTTGTTGGAGTTAGATGAATACAAGGTGTATTTTCCTTTACTCAAATCCAGAGACAGGCTAATTGCTCATGACCAAATCTGGAAAAAAATTTGTGATTATCTGAAATGGGAATTCATTAGGTCTGCTTAAGGCCTACCAAGACATTGGAGGAACCCAGTGGTCTCGCCAGCGATTGGCAGGCACAGATTTGCCGTGTGGCTTTTCAGGCACGGACTTGTTGTGCGGCGGCGGCTTCATTACCTTGACTTTTTCTTCGGCTTTGGCGAGATACGCTAATGCCTCCTTAAGTGAGGAAGCAACGAGGTCATTCGATGCATACTGCTGAAGTTTAATCACAGTTCTTCGCCAGTCGACGACACGAATAAGAGCCTGTTCGGGCGTCTTGATTATGCCATTCCAGTGCTCCAATGCTTGTTTGTAAGTAAGCAAGGCGGCATTGATGTAAATTTCGTCCGGCATCTTGAAAGCGGGTGTTGATAACTTATATTCTGTAAAAAACATTTCGTTTTTAAGTGTGTTACGGAGACTCGGGGCCTTCGTTTCGCTTCTTCTCTTCCGCATTCGCGGCAATCTGCCATTCAACCGGCTTGGTGAGGTATATGTGGTTACCAAGTATCCCGTGGGGGACGGAGTAGGTGACTGGTGTGTAGCGCACGCTGGGCGGCGGGTAAAGGTCAACGTATATTAGTCGCCTTTCGCCACAAGCGGTTTCGTGCTTGCCAATGACCTTAATTCTGCGCCCATCCGAGCTGTAGTACGAGTCATCAACATTGATGTCTTGGTATAGCGCAGCATAAGCATAAGCTGGGCTGGCGGTCAGCCACGGTGGGGGCATGGCAGCGATTTGTAATCACAACTATTGTAAAAAAACATTTCGTTTTTAAATCTCCGCATACGTGATGCGAGTTCTTGCACAGCAATCTATAAGTTTAACATAGAGGTAGATGGTTAACCCAAGCACACACCCAAAGACAAATGCTGCTAAATAGAACGTTGGTTCCATCTTGAAATCTAAAAACGATTCTATTTCAAAGTCCGTTTTTAAATGAAGGCAAAGTTTAGCATACCAAGGCTGAATTTTAGTTCGACAGCCCGTTTATTGGTTGTGTTTGTTACATCAAGTTCAGAAAGATGTTGGTCATTAATTTCACGACAGCGTGCTACAAACTCCAATGGTGTTGTCCGCCAATCTACGACATGTTTAGATACTAACACTTCGCGAAGGCGGTCAACTGATAGATATGGTCGATTTACCTTTCCTTGACGAACTACTGGCTTTTTAGGGTCAGTATTAAATTCCTTTAGAAAGGGTTCGATATACTTGTTTGCAGCAAGATTAGGGTCTTCGCGCCAATGAATAGCCTTAGTCGTATTGATAACCTTAAAATACTCGATGATTTCAGATTCATCTATACATTTCTTCTCGATTACGACAACATTAAAGTCTTCGGCATCGGGATTTGCAAAATGTCTCTTAAGAAGGCTTGCTCGATGTTGACCATCCACGATATATTGGCAAGTCTCGCCTTCTTCCTCTACAATTACTATGCGATATGGGTTCAGCGTCAAATCTACAATTGAATCCAAAGATTGGCAGATACGTAAGGCATGACCACTATCCAAAATACGGTTGCCTTTCCAGATTTCTACAGCAGCTAACCGACTTGCTGGCATTTGCTTCCATACAGAACCATCGGCGGATGTAAACATGCTTTTAAAATTAAATTAAAAATGAACCAAAAGTCCGTTTTTATTCTGACAGGCGTTCATGTTGCATTTCATAGATATGTCTTGCAGCAGCAAGCCCTAATGCAAATGGTACGATGTCGCCTTCACTTATGCCTCCAAGCATTCTCCGTAGATAATATCGACATCCAGCCATGACACCATCAAGGAAGTCAAGTTCGTCAGTCTCCAAATATCTATCCTTAAGAAATAGGTGCTTCTTCATTTTTTCAATAATCGCATCTTTAATGCTATTTGGTTTTTGTCTGTCAAATCCAAGCCGAGCAATATCGCGGCCTTTTTTAAATTCTACAGAAGGCATTATAATCTTAAGTTAAAAACGGTTATGTGATTCCAAGTCCGTTTTTATTCTGGTTTAGTCCAATCCACAGTGATGGTGATATACTCTTTGGAAATGGATAGTTGTTCTTTATCAGCAAACACTGTTGGTTCGTTATTGCGTTCTTTTATCGAGATGACAGTTTTGTTGTCCTCCGCATCGAGAACCCAATACTTTGCAGTAACCTTTGTTGGTTTGGGAAATAGCAGGCAGATTTGTCTGAACGTATAGTTGGCATCCCATTTCTGTAAGTCATAGTAAGGGTCTGGCGGAATTACTCCTGGTAGCCGCTTGATTGGTACAAATGGAGTCTTCATAGCAAGTGCGAACGATGTCTTTCCTTCCTTAGCAGACATGATAACCATATCGTAGATATACTGATATGTTGATGTAGTAACTGGAGTCTTTCCAGCAAGAGCATGTAGCTCTTCAAAAGACCGTGGTTCGGGCATTTTTTGGTGTCAGAAACATCTCCGAATAAAAATCCATTTTAAATGGATTATCGACTCTTGCCACAAGAAAGAATGCAGCAAAGGAGAATGATGCCACCAACGCCTACAACGCCAGCAAGAGTTGCTGTCCACGAATCTGAAGACGAGACATTTCCTCCTCTGAGGGAAGAGATGTTTGCCGTTGCGTTGTTTAGTAGGTAAGCGGCAACGATGGTAAAGTTTGCCATCTCAGGCTTGAAAAAGACTTCAGTATATTTCTGGAATCCGTTTTATTATGGACCTGTAGAAACAACATAGAAGGTTTGGCCGTAAATAGCGTCTTGCTGAAGCATATCACAGAAGTTCTCAGCCTCATATTCGGTGATGAACTTGTCTATTTCAACAGGTTCACTTCCATACGTTTGGCCCATAACATAATACCAAAAGGCAGTCATGGTTTAATATTGAAAAATAGTATTTTACGAATTCGTTTTATACCAATTTTCGACGATGGCTTCTTGTTCAGAAGTAAGACGCCAATCTGACTCTTTTAGGGTTCCTAAGAAATCAAGGTTCTCTTGTGGGAAGTTTTGGCTTGTAGGCTTTTTTATATTGCTACGAAGGTGTTGTCCCATAGCAAAGGTTCGTTGTCCTCGATTACCGGCAAACAACCCCGTAAATTCGACGTATCTTGTGTACTCGATTGGGTGGCAATAGAACTTGAAGTGTAGAATATTGTCAGGATGAATCTGCTTGTTGACTCTGATTTTGTATGTGAACTGTGATATGTCCTTGTCAGGCACACGCGAGTCCAAAGAGTATTCCATGGTGGTTTTTAGCCGTTCTCCGAATACTT